TTCTATTATTAAATAATCTTTTCCATGTGGACTTGCTAAAACTTCGCTATTTATTATATTGAAATTGTTATAAAATTCTTTTGAAGCATTATATGCCCTTCCATATTCAACACTCAATCCATCAATCAAATAATTTACATTTGTTTGAAATTCCCAAATTTTACCTTTTGGAAAAAAAGATTTTAAAAGTGTTACAAATTTTAGATCCATGTTACTGTTCCTAAATCAAGAACTTCATCATCTGCCAATAAATCTGTGTCTGTTGGTAATGGTGAAACTAATCTTGCACCAAGTGTTTGTAAAAAATCAGATAAACCACTATATTCAAAAGTTGTGCTTGGCTTTTGTTCTAAATATAAATAATCTCTTATTGATTGGCTTACACTATCTTGATTTGTTATATCATTAATTGCCAATTGTATAGTGAAAGCTTGATTTGTTATTGTTGGTAAAAAATATTCCGCTTCTACATAAGTTGGAACTGCATCATTGTCAATAAAATATTGTTCCACATCATCAATATCTGCTTGAACTGCAACACCATCATTGCTGAATGTTAAAATTGTTACTCCAAATGTTCCTGCACCATTCTTTAAATCACTAATAAATGTTGCTTTTACGTTTGATAACTCATTTGCAAGGCTCTTGTAATAATTATCATTGTCCACTTGTGTTGTTGTTGCAAATTTTTGTTTAGTTCTCGTTCTTACACTTTCAATTGTTTCTTCATCAATAGCACCACTAAAACCAAGAATTGAAATTGCTTTATTGTCAATTCCCACGATTGGATTTGCAAGAAACATATCAATATTTGCTAATGTATTATTTAGTGTTCCTGTTCCAACACTTTCACTATCAATATTTGCTATTCCTGCTGTTATTGTTCCATCCGCTATTGTTTGATATTCTAAATCATTATAAAGCAATATTGTGCCTGATGGAATAACTGTTGTTTCAACACCTGTAAATTTTATAATCCCTGTTGAAACTGTTGGATCTTTTCGCTCTATATTTTTTAATGGTGCAAAATAACCAAGAACCCTATCTTTTGTGCAGGTTGTTAAAAAACTATCATTTAAAATTCTATCTAAATATATATATAGTAATTGGAATGTTGCTGCTTGTGCATTTGATAACTGTTCAAAGAATGATTTTTTAAGAGGTGTGATTGCGTTTTTAAATGCTGCTATAAAGTCATTATATATTCTATTTTTTAATTCTTGAATAGTCATATTGCAATTCCATTATATAATTTAAAGTAATTTTTCATACCCATGTTTTGTATTATATCTAAATTAATCATAAGATTTCCAATTTTTCATCTAAAGAGTAGATTAAATTATCTTGATTTTCTGAATCTGTTGTAAATGTTATTTGAATATTTAATCTATTTCCATCTTTTTCTGTTGATATTTCAAGCTTAGTTATTATTTTATCATCAATAAGCCATTGCAATGCAACTCTTAATCCATCTTCATAAGCTTTAATATTTTCTTCACTTAGCTTATTTAAATTATATTCTGTATTGCCTAATATTTGCCCATCAATTTGTGTTCCAATTTGTGGCTTACTTGCATCCGTAAATATTGATAATAAAGAAGCTGTGATATATGTATCATCTTTTTCAACATCATTATCTTGAACAACTAAATCAAATAATAAATCTAATTCTAAATCTTCTTTTTTTAAATATAAATCTGCCATATTTTTTCCTTAACTTGGTTCATTAGTTTCTACTTGTGTATTAGCTGCACTATCTGCATCTTGTGAATGTGTATGTGTATCCCCAATATCTGTTCCATTGTGTGTTAATGTTGTTGATGTTATTTCCACATTTGTTGCTTTTAATGTTATCAAATCTTTTTCAACTTTCACAAAATCACCATTTTCATTGTAAATTACTGTATCACCACTTGCAACATCAATTATACTTGCAATGTGCTCATTAGCTATAATAATATTTTCATTTCCTATTTTAGCAACAACACATCTTGATTCTAAAGGTGCTTTTGAATTAAACCCAAATTGCCCTACTTTCATTGCATCTTCAATATTTCTAAGTGTTTTTAATTGTACTTCTTGAAGTGCTCCATCTGAACCATTGATATTTGTGTAACTTCCTATTTTTAAAAGATTCTCTAACTTTTCTTTAAATGGTCTTATTAAAATACTAAACTGTTTCAACATTATATAAACCCTTTGAAACAAAAGTTACATTAGTGATTGTGCCATTATCACTTTTTATATATGTTACATCTTTCACTAAAAAGCTGTTATTTACAATTTCTGTTTCAAGCTTTACAATAGTATTTATTTGTAAATTCCAACCTTTTACAACTGCAGTTAAACTAACTTCTTCAACATTGTTTTGATTCTTTTGCCATTGGGCTAAATCTGTATTATCCTTATCTTCTGTATTAACACCTACAAAAGGGCGAAATCTTTTAACTGCATCATCTTTAACTGTGCCATCTGTTATATCCGTTACGATACCTTCTTTTTTATATGTGTATTCACTAAATCTTTGTGATAATAATTTTGGATAAAAAATTTCTTTGAAATCTTGATCTTTTAAAATCTTAGATGTTTCATTGTTTTGGTTTTTTACAATTTGGATATTGCCATCATCATCACTTATTGGAAGTGTATTTGTTTGTTTACATAATCTATTGATTGCATCAAAATATGTTTCTCCAATTTTTGTATTGAATACCTCTAATGGTTCTAATGTTAATATTGAAGATACAGTTATACTAAATGGTGATATTAAATCACTTATGATTTGTTTTATGTTCTGTTTATTATATTGCTTATTTTCTGATATATTACAATCTATTAAATCAACTGCTTTACTTCTTCCACTTATTGATAATGGTTTTTTAGTATCACTTATTCCAAGTGTCATATCATCTAAATAACCTGTAAAAAATACTTTATCATCAACTAATATTTGAATTAAATCATCATCTTGGATTGATACTTGATCGCCTTTGAAAATATCCATTGAAAAATTATGTGCTATTGATTGCATTGATTTTGTTACACTTACATTTTCCCAACCACTATATTTTTTATTATTTACTTTTAGTTCTAGTTTCATTATCTTTCCAACAATAAAATATTGCCACTAATAAATATAGGATCAACAATATCATTATTTATTAAAACTTGTTCAACCCTGCTAATATCAAGATATTTAATCATAGTGAGATTTAAAGCATCTGTTGTTGCAACAATATTATTATCAATTAAATCCTGCAATCCAGAATATTTTTGTGTGTAGAATTGTATAAACTCCACTCTTGATAAATGATATTTGTCCAATAAATTTTGTTTATACACAATTTCATCAATTGGGCTATCTATTCTAAAATCAATGTCTGCTTCCAAATAAGTAAAGATTGTTAAAACATCATCTTTAACACTTCCAAAATCATCACCCGTATCAAAATCAACATTCTCTAAATTTACAATTGATGTTTGTGTTAATCCTGCTATTACTGCAAAAATGTATGTTTTCGTTTGTCTATTTGCTATTGCTTCTGCAAAGTTTGTTGTTTCTGCTGCTGTTGTGCTTTGCTCTATTGGTTATTCCATCAAAAGAAGTCCATGTTCTTTCAATATCTTCTGCTAAACTTGTAACATTTAATATATTTGTTTTTACTCTTGATATTGTTCTTCCAATTTCTGTTTTAATATCTTTAATGGCTTCATTTGTATCGCTTACAAATTTTATTATTTCTTCTGTTTCTTTCCAGAAATCAATAATATTATTAGAAACTTCATCTAATAAATCAGATCCAATCTCATTATCAAACTCATTTATAAAATTTGCTATTGCTTCTGCTCTTACATCTGCAGTATAGACAATTTCAAATTCTTCAATAACTTCATTTGTTGCTAATTTAAAAGTTACTTCAATATCAGCTTGTCCTAATCTTCTAATACTTTCTTTAATGCTGTATTTATCAACATAAACATCAAGTGTTCCATAGAACTTATCGATTAATGTTCCACTTTCAATATTTTTAAAAGCTTCTATTAAAAGTTCTTTTTGAATTAAATAATTATCTCCACCAATATAACCTGTGATTTTAATAACACCGCTTTCAATTCCATTACTTTCTGTTAATGTTCCACTATTTATAAATTTATGATCTGTTAATCTTTGTCCACTTGAAAAATCTTCTTCTCTTGTATAGAATGGTATTCCTCTGAATGATGATTGTTTAAGTTGTTTTATGTCAAATGCCATTAATTTTGTGCTCCATTATTCAAAAATACATCTGTTTTTGTTCCACCAGATGTTTCAATTCCCTTAACCTTGTTATCAGTTATACTAACCGCAACAGATACAGGTGTGTTATTTGTTGAATTTGCAGGTGCTATTGGTGCAGGTGCTTCACCACCTCCAAAGAATGATGTAACATTTTCAAATGCACTTCCTGCAAAATCTGATATTGCTGATAAATCTGGCAATGTTGTGAATGATTTTGCAAGTCCTTTTATAGTTTCCCATAATTCAGAAAAGAAAGTGCCTACTGGCTCCCAATTATTATATAACACAATTCCTATTGCTGCTAGTGCCATAACTCCTGCTACTACTAATCCTACGGGGTTTGCTGCTAGTAATGCGTTAAATACTATCAATGGTGCTTTTACCACTCCCAACATGAAACTAAGTGCTGATATTGCTGGAGTTATTAACCACATTGATGCTGTGTACCCTAATACTATTACTTTACCTGCTAATAATGTACCTGCTACAATTCCTATAACTTGAGAAAGTATAGGAAAATCATTAATCAATTTTCCTATTGGTGATGCTATTGCTGTCATAACAGTTGCTAGTCCTCTCAATGCAGGAGTTAGTATAGTTCCAAATGAAATAGCTACCCCATTAATTGCACTCGTCATTTGGATAAAGCTTCCCTCTGTTGAATCCATACGAATTAATGCCATTTTCCTAGAAACACCATGCACATCACTAAATTGTTTTATGAATGTATTAAACTCACCACTTTTTACCACTTTCGATAGGCTTATTCCACCTGCTAGTGCTTCTTTTCCAAAAACTGCTGAAAATGCTTCTGATTGTTGTACTTGGCTCATTCCTTTTAAAGATTTAGATAGGTTTAGTATTAATTGATTAAATGGTAGAATATTCCCCATGCTGTCTGATACTTCAACACCTAATTTTTCTAGTGCAGCCCTTCCCCTACCAACAGGATTAACAATATTTATCATAGCATTTTTAATACCTGTTGCTGCTTTTTCGCCTTTAATTCCTACATTCCCTAATAGTCCTGTTGCAACTACCATAGATTCTATTGTTTGGTTATATGTTGCTCCAATAGGTGCTACAACTTCTAGGGTTTTCGCAAGTTCGGTCATATCCACATTGGTGCTTGATGTTGCAGCTGCTAATAAATCTGCTACTCTTGTTGATTGTGATGCTGCTAAATCAAATGGTTTTAGCACATTAGTTAGTGTATCGGCAGCTTCAACAAGTCCTATTCCACTTGCTGCTGCAAGGTCTAAAACTGCAGGCATTGTTTTTAACATATCTTGTGTTTTAAGTCCTGCTCCTGCTAGTTTGAATTGTGCTCCTGCTGCTTCTATTGCTGTGAATCTAGTGGTTGCCCCAAGTTCTTTTGCTTGGTCTGATAGCTTCTTCATCTCACCTTTTACATTTACTGAAGCATCTGCAAATCCAAATGCTTTCGCTTCAAGGTCTTTCATAGATTGTTCAAATTTTATTGCAGGATTTAATGCAGCTTTAAAAGCTAATCCCATTGCAACAACTCCAACTGCTTGACTTCCTATATCTCTTGTATTTCTTTTTATATTTTGATTAACTCTATTTAATCTGTTTTGAGCTTTTGAAATACCATTTATTGCTTTTTGTGTTCTTGATAAATCTGTATTTGCTTTTGCGGATGATTTACCTAGCTTTAGAAATGAACTTGCAATTGATCTTAATGGCTTAGTTGCACGATCAATGATTGTAACTGAACCTTTTGCTCCACGAAACGCCATATAGTCACTCCATTATGTAGTGTGGTGTACTTTTCATACACGATTATTGTATTATACCTAAAAATATGTTATAATGAAAGTCTTAGTCGAGGGATTAATTACCCCTCATCCATAAACTAAGCGAAATAAACTAAGGAACTTCAAAATGGAAACTTCAAAAAAATGCAACTCGTGCAAAGAAATTAAAGAATTAAAGTTATTTACTAAAGTTATTTACTAAAGATAAATATAGAATAGATGGGTTTTCGTCTAATTGTAAAATCTGTAATAAAAAGAAAACTAATGCTTATCATAAAACAAAAGATGGTGTGGTTACTAAAATTTACAGTTCTCAAAGAGGAAATTCAAAATCAAGAAAATATTCAATGCCAACATACACAAAACGAGAATTAAAAGATTGGTTGTATAATCAAGAGTTATTTCATAAACTTTATGATGATTGGGTTTCATCTAATTATGATACTTATTTAAAACCATCTGTTGATCGATTAAATGATTATGAAAGTTATCACATGGGAAACATAAGATTAGTCACATGGAAAGAGAATAAAAATAAGCATTATGCGGATAGGAAAAAAGGGATTTGCAATAAATCAAATAAATCTGTAGTCCAATTTTCATTGAATGGAATATTTATATGTGAATTTCATTCCTTGATGGAAGCTGAAAGAGTTACTAATATTTTTAATACTGATATTGGAAGATGTTGTTTGGGTAAAAGAAAAACTGCAGGTGGTTTTATATGGAAATATAAAGAAGAGTGAAATTAATCACTCTTTGGTATGTATAGAATAGCATTTCGATAAAGATTGTCTATAATCGTTTTGTTTCTCATATCAGATAAAGGAGTGTGAAAAATTTTCATTATCACACCAATCTTATTTTGATACTCACTTGTTATTCTATATACTTTCCCACTTCGGCACTCAATGCAATATAATCTTTTACATGAAGCAATGCAACTTGTCCACTTGTTAAACCTGTTAAGTTAGCAATAGTTTCTGCCATTGCTCCCAAGTTAGATGAACCATCTGGATTAAAAGAAACATCATAAAAATCAGAAGCCGAAATATCTTTTTCATCTTTAATTGAAACTTCATTTATATCACCTGTTTCTGCTGCATTTTGAATTGGTCTTTTTAATTTAAATTTTTTACTCATTCTGTAATCTCCTTGATTTTAATGAATTATACTATTATACCCCAAAAAGGGATATATTTTTATTTTAGAGACACATTACCCATAAATTCTAGTTCTAAAACACCATCTGCTGCTGTTACACTATTATTTGCTGTTTGTGTCATGTTTGAACCAACAACTGTTGTTCCATCAAGAAGTTCCATTATAACT